TATCTCTCTTGCATTATCAGCCGCCTCTGCAATTGCTGCACAGTTTGGTTCATCCTTGGCACCACTACCACCTTCATCTAATGTATGTTCATCGTTAGGAGAACATTCAAATTCAGGATCGCAATCAAACATTTGAATAATAGTTTGTACAAAGTTCATTGACTCTGCAATGTCAACTTCTACTCCAGACGATGCACCAACTCCACTTATCATAGAATTAGTATCCATAGCAGGAGTATCTGCAGCACCTGCAACTGCACCCATAATAGATGGGTCTACTCCACCTAAACCTTGAACTGCACTAGTAAGAGCACCCATATCACCAGATTTAACCGCAGAAAAACCAGCACCTAGAGCAGCAAGTGCTCCAAGACCTGTTGTTGGATTATATCCTAAGTTTGAAGATACATCAAATAAATTAGCAGATTGCGAAAAACCTCCAACAATATCTCCACTATCAATTTGATCTATGATGTTACGTAACATTCTTTTTCTACCTAAATCAGTACCAACAGCATTAGCAATAACTGCCATAGTTTCTAATCCATAACCGTATTGTCCTTGTTGAAATGCTCTAGTTACTCTACCAATAACATTCTTATCAACTCCTACTGCAGTAGCAAATACTGTTGCCATACTTGAAATAAGAGTACCTTTCTCTAATGAAGCAGCAACATTACGTTTACTGATAGACATATCAATTACTTTCTGTGGTTCTTCTCCAACTTCACTATCAATATCAGGATTTGTACCATCATTAGCAGCAGATAATATAGTATCAGATGCAGAACCCATTGCTTGTGTAATCTGATTGATAGTAGCACCTAATACTTCACCTAACAATTCTTCCGTAGAACATATAGGACTTGGTTGATAATATCCTTTTGGTGGAGGTGATGGAAGTACTATACCTTTAGATACATCATCTGGAAGAGATGTGATATATGGTATCTGACCACCAACACCAGTTCCAGAAGGAACATTACCATCAGTTCCACCAATCGGATTTCCAGCACCAGCAGCAACAGCAGCAGCACCAGCAACAGCAGCAGCACCAGCAACAGCAGCAGGAGTAGCAGCACCACCTGCACCAGTTCCAGTGTCACCACTAGTACCCTTTCCTTCAGATGCATTAGCAGCTTGAACTGCTTGTGTCTGTGCTTGCTTTGCTTTTCTCATAAAGGCTGCCATCAAAGCACCTTTAATTAATGCAGTTAATCCTTTACTGATCTCATTAAATTTACAGGCTATCTTCTTTAACGCTAAAATATTTGCTAATAATAATATAATCTTAAAAGCAGGAATAGCTAAAATATATATTGGCAACATCAATAAATTATGTTCATGCGTAGTCTTCTGCTGTGCCTGATTCATAATACCTTTCATAGGTCCAGACATCTCACCAGCAGCATCATCAATCAACTTCTCAATATCATTAGACATTGGATTGATTGGTAATCCTATAGCAACTGCACTAGCATAATCTTCCTCTGCTCTTTGACGTGCTTCTATCTTCCTACTCAACTCCTCAACCATTGTTGCAAGGTTCTTTGTGTCAGACTGATGTAATGGATCTGGACATGCCAATGCATGTCTCTTTTCTAATACATCTTTCATCTTCTTATCTTGTACAGTCTCTTGATGAATAGCATCTGTTGCTTCAGTGGTTCCTACAGATGATGGTTCTGTAGTTGCAATCTGTTCATCAGGAACTACTTTAGTTTCATCTCTATCAGCATTTGCCCAACCACTCTGAGGTACAAAGTTTTCACCACCCTCACTAACACCTGTCTTTAAATCTTTAACTACTGTCTTAGCATTAGCACCCAATACTCCCATGATAACAGGAACTTGTTGGTCTGCACCATCCAAAAAGAAACCAAAGACAAACATACCCTGTCTAATACCAGGAGTCTGACGGGAACCCGCAAGACCACCACCCCAGACAGAGTACATTACTTGAGCCCAAGGAAGAGCGTCTGATGGTATTGCAGATTCATCTTTGTCATGCAGACCCATTATCCTTACTTTATATCTGTATCCCCATGCAGGTGTTTCTTCTTTAGGGTCTTCAACCTTATGAGGATTTTGATTCTCACGCCAGGTTCTATCATCGGCCACTTGACCGATCCACCAAAGAAATTTGGCTCCTAGAAATCCTGAATTAAATAAATTACCTTCCATACTTAATCGTCGTAGACTCTACACTCCAATGAATCTGGATGGTTGTCACAATAAACTTCAAGTTTTGAATCTTGATGTCTTGTATGCCAGTCATTAATGGCAGCACCACCTTCATTCTCTTCATTCTCCTCATGAGCATGGAATGCATCGTTGTGCATCTCCAAATCTGCTTCTGAGTATTCAATCATACCATGATTGACATGCTCCTTATGATCTTTAGGATCAATATAAACCTCATGGTTTAAATCATGTTCTGGAATTTTAGTAGTCATAATAGATCTTAGCAATCTCCTTGTTATTTATTACGCAGATACCTACTCTGCTTTCCTTCCAAAGGAATCCCTAACCAAATTCATTTTAGTATAGGTCTCTTTAGATGAAACATAGTGACATAAATCAGCTATAATATATTTACCACCACTCTCTTTGTTTAGATCATCATCTGTCTCAGTCTTAACTGATGGTGTATCAACAAAGATAGCATCTCCTGCATGTAAACCAAAATCTCCACCAATAGTAATCTCCACCTGTTGAGAAAACATTTGATTGTACCTACGAATACCTTGATTAAGTACCTTCTGTGCTTGAAAATTAGGTTCTTCATTCTTATCAATCTGTTCTTTATTATCACCTGAAGGAAGAGTCCCTGTATCAATTAACATAAATGTTGTACGTGTAAAGTTCTGTTCATCACTTGGGTTCTTAAACTTCTCATTAAATACTGGAAGTGCTTCACCCCCACCTGTCGTTCCTTCTTCAGTTTCTTCTGCAGTTTGAGGAACAACTTCATAGAAACAATCAAAAGGATTAAAGACTACTAACTTGGTTCCATATGCTCCCATCATAATCTTATTCTGATAATCAATACGATTATCAGTTACTTGTTTTAATATCTTTCCATCATATCCTTTAGGAATTCCTCTACTATCATCAGTGGAAGTAAAGATAAACTTTCTCTTATATTTTTGTGCAAACATAGTATCAATAGATTTAAACTTAAATCCCTCTGATGTTTCCCAGAAAAAATATCCAGCAGTCTTTCCTTCTTCACCATCTCCACTAGCAGGAACACCAAACTTCGACAACCAATTAATAGTATAGTATGGTTTCTTATTATTGCCAACAAAATTATAATCATTAGAAGTCTCTTCTATATCCAATTCTTTCTCTGTTATTAAAAAGTTCTCTAATATATTTGTAACATGGTCAGAAAGTTTTCCATCCATTCTTACATTAATATGGGATCCCCCTTCTTCATTTCTAATAAACTCTTCACTAACTAGATTTAAAGTAACAACTTCCTTTCCAGCATTAGCCAATCTTGGTGTTACCTTATTAACAATTAAAGTATTATTATTCTTTGCACCAAACTCAAGTTTCACTTCTTGATTATCTTCAAACTCCAATTCAAAATCTTCTGTCCCTACTAATGGCAAACCTTGCATGACAGATTTCCCATCAACACTGTTACCAGCATCAGTAAAAATAAAATCTACTTTAATAGAGTCTTGAAGAATACTTTCATAGTACATTATCTGAAGAAAACCACCAGTTAAACTTGCTGTTTTTCCACCTGGTTTATTAGATTTTACTGTTGCTTTAGTTACCTGTGCTGGTACAGTACTTTGAGATGTTGAGTCTGCCATTAGTTATTACCTCTCATATCTATTTAAACAAGTCCACCAGAATGAGCATAGAAAGCTTCAAAAGGATCTTGTCCACTACTACGTGAAGAAGTAGGAGTAGGAACACTACCACCTTCTCCTGCTGGTATTACTGCTGGTGGCATAGTCGTCGTCACAGTCTGTGGTGCCTGTGAATCATAGGATGGATATTCATTTAATGAACTTGACTTATCTTTAGCATCTTGATCTTTTGATACAGCAATATCTCCTTTATGATCAAGAGGTAATGCCATAAATGTTTGAATATTTTTAACCATATTATTACTTTCCTCTCCTTTCGCTGCTGCTGCTTCTTCTTTTCTTTTCTTCTCTGCTGCTGCTTTCTCTGCAGATTTAAACTTCAAATAACTGACAAGTTTTCCTTTATTCAATCCCTTATCTCTTCCCTTCTTCTTATCTTTACCCTCACCACCCTCTTTATCTTGTGCCGATGAGGACTTATTATCTGAAGAAGGTCCACCAAACATATCAGGTAAGAAAGATTGAGCCAAATGCTTCACCATGAAAACAGGATTAGCAATTTGCCATATTTGAGGCAGTCTCATAAGTCTTCCATCCTCAACGTAAGTATTAAGTCCTGGAATAAATCTAGCAAACCATCCTAAAATATCAGGAAGTTTAGGAAGACTATCAAGCATCTGACCTAAAGAGAACCCATCGTCTGGAACAAATGGAACCTTAACTCCTAATACTTTACCAGGAATTTTAAACTCAAGTAACTTTCCTAAACCTATTCCTTTTAAGATAGGAACATAAAGATCCTGCAATCCCACATCAGGGATATCAAACGTCGGGAAGTTTTTAGTAAAGTTTGAGAACCCATTCGTAAAGAAATCAAATATTGGTTGGAAGAATCCCTTAAAGGCATCCTTAAGTTTCTTTCCTACTGCACTAAGACCACCACCAAATATTAAAGTATAGATTAAATCACCAACAAATACACCAATCGTTTCACCTATCAGTGTTCCTAGAATAGGAATAGGTATAAAACTTCCAAGGAATCCACCCAGTGCTGCACCCATAGCCTTAAAGAGTGCTTGTGCTGCTGGTTCCCCTGATAGTAATGATATAATACCAATGATTAAAGGTCCAACAATAGGAACCTTACCAAAGAATTTACCAATAAAACCTTTCGCTGCTTTGAATGCAGGAGCAATAACCTTTGCTGCCTTACCAAATATCTTTACAGCAAATCCACCAACCTTTGCTGCTCCTTTAGCTGCTGCTCCTTTACCTGCACCTAGTAATTTTCGACCCACACCCATCACTTTACTACCTACACCCTTCACAAGATTAACTGCTTTACCACCTATATTTTTCGCAAGATTACCTAGTTGCTTAACACCAGGGATTTTTGTTAGAAGTTTACCAATTCGTTTAACAATATTCTTAGCAAACCCACGCAACCATTTGAACTTTAAGAGAGCCATTACAGCCATAATGGCCGCATTCATAAAAGTAGTCAAAGCACCCATCAAATTCTCAAAGACCTTTAATCCAGCCTCACCAAATATATTTTTAATAAAACCTGCTATCCCATCATAAATCATATAACCCCAATGAATTAAGGTTGATGCAACATTAAAGAGCCATCCTGTAATCATTATTACACCATCAACCATTGTTGCAATGATAGGAAGTATTGGTTTTATAACATCAACAATTTTAAATAAACTTATCAGTATAGCACCAAAGATAAGTCTATTAATCCAATCAAACGCTTTTCCACCAACCTTCTTGGCTCTATCTCCTATTCCCTTACCAACATTCTTTAGACCTTCTCCAATTTTCTCTTTTAAATTTCTTTTTTTCTTTTCCTTTGCTTTCTTTTTCTTCTTCGTTCTCATCTCATCCAATGCAATACTACCCTTTAAAATAGTATCGATCTCCATTAATTTAGACGCAGTAATACTAATATTTTTAACATCCTCATCTGAAATTATATGCTGTTCTTTAGAATCGGAAGAATGTGGTAAAAGTTTTTTAGAATCTATAGTTTTTTTCTTAGCAGGTGTACCTATTTTACCCTTCCCAATATTACCAACAGCACTTTTACCTGCACCCAATAACATGGCCTTTCCTCTCATAAGAAGTGATGCACCCAATGTAAAAGCCATTATCTACTAATCCCCAACACTTTTATCTTACGAGAATCAACCTTTGCACCAGCATTAAAATCAGGAACTTCACCACCACCAGGTGAACCAGATTTTCCTCCACCTCCTCCACTTTGTGATTGTTGAGCATTTTTATAAGCAACTGTTGTTGATGGTTTAACTGGAGCATCTGGAGTTGCTGTTCCACTCTGGTTACCTGATAGTTGAAGTTTCTCTTGAATTATATTTTCAACACCATCTACTAATAATCCAGTAATTTTTGCCAAAGGTTTACCGACAATAGGAAGTGTAGAAACTGCGGAGATAAATCCATCAAGAGGACTAGAACCACCTTCACCAGCAGCACCAGCAGCACCGTCAGCACCATCAGCACCAATAGCACCAGCACTTCCTGATTTATAATTACCATCATAAATTGAATAGTTAAATCTATTCTGCAGATCCTCAATTGCTTTCTTTAAATCTAACTCTGGATCTTCTTTATCTCCACCACCAAGAGAACTACCAACATTACTAATAATGTTTTGTATAATTGGATTTCTCATTATACCCTTGAACATCATCACCATTGGATGTTTATCTACTAAACTCATCAAAGGACTTTTTGCTTCTTGACCAGTAATTAAAGGTTCAATACGTCTTGCTAAACTACCTGTCTCCCTATTAAGTTTAGGTCCACTATCTTTCTTCTCTTCAACTTGTTCTTTAACCTCTCCACCACCAGAGTATCCAAATAATCTATTAGGTTGTATAGATCCACCTCCACCATAACCTGAAAGACTAGCACCTTTAAATCCAGGTCTTATTTCTTTTGGTTCATTCGTGCCACCAGCAGCAGCATTCATACCTTCTAAAGTATCAGTACCATATTTTTCTACAGCATCTTTAGTCAGAACAAACTCACCAGGAGTGAGCATTGCAGGAACTGTATCCTTATCTCCTTGTCCAGGAACACTACCACCCTTATTAAATTCTTTTGCTGGAGGTTGTAGTGGTGTACTGCCAGGTTCAGGTGCTTCTGATACATCATCAGGTTTTATATCGTCACCACCAGATCCCTTATCTTGTTTATCAGCAATTTTTTCAGACTTGTTCGCTAGTTTCTCTCCTTTCTCTGCTTCCTTTGAAGCATCCTTACCAAATCCAAAGATAGATTTTACGGCATTTATAATCTTAGGAACAAATCCCACTACTAATGCAGTTATTCCTATAATAATTCCCGTTGGACCTAACATAGATCCTGCAAATAATAACAGTCCAGTTACTATTGCAGGCCACCAATCCTTAACGAACCTAAAAAGACTAGCAACCTTTTTAGCATTAGCAGGATCACTAAACCAATTCATAAACATCATTACTGCCTTGGCAGCAAAAAGTTTAATCAACCATTCCTTAATCTTTTCAAAAGCACTCTGAACAGGTGCAAGCATCTTCGCACCTACCTTTTTAATACCTGCACCTATACCCTCACCTTTATTCTCTTTATCATCTCTCTGATCTTGTTCATCATCTATATCATCATCATCTTCCTTACCTTTATCCAAGTCCTGCTGTCTTATTAATGTTTCTTGAATAGAAGTAGTAGAATCAGCAATACTCTTTATACTTTCACTCAATGGACTCTTAACTTTATCCTCATCAGGTTCTAAATCTGCTAGGTTATCTCCTATGTCCGACTTCTGTGATTTAAGTATATTCTTTAATAGTGTTATCTTCTTCTCATTACTAGAAACTCTTTTGTCTATACCAATAACCCTTTCAAGAGTACTCTTCGTATGACCAGTAAGTGTACTGATAGTAGAATGTATACTCTTTAAATCTTTAAATATAAATTTATTAATTACTTCCTGATCTTCTGATAGACCAGGTTGATGACCACCACCATCTACATCATCTTTATCTTCAGGTACATCTCCACCAGTTGTATCATCCCGATCTTCAGGTAAATCTTCTACGGGTCGTAAATCAGTATCAGGATCTATTAAAGGATCTGGTTCACCAAATATTGCAGGTTCTTTATCACCTTCAGGATCTCCTATCGTACCATCAGGATCTCCCATCGGATCTCCATCCAGTATAGCTTCATCAGGTTCTCCTATCTCACCTTCAGGATCTCCTATCGTACCATCAGGATCTTTTATTGCACCATCAGGTTCTCCTATCGTACCATCAGGTGTACCTCCTGTTGTTCTATCCCAATCTCCAGGTACTTTCTCATCCCAATCTCCAGGTGTACCTGTACCTTTACCTTTACCTTTAGATGGTTTCTTTGCAGATTTTTTTGGTGGTTTCTTTTTTCTTGGTTTCTTTTTTCTTGGTGGTTTCTTTACAGTATCTGATGCAGCATCTTCTAAACCTTCCTCTATTTTTTCTATTATTATTTTTATTCCAACAACTTGCTTCTCAAGGTTGATCACCCGCAACAAAGTTTTCCTTTGCATTCCAAAGGACTTACTTAAAGTCTTATGTATCTTTGGTAAATCTCTTAATTTACCCTCAATTCCATGTATTAAATTATGATTAAAGTCAACCTTAGCCTCAAGCTTCATATGAGGTTCATACTTCTCCCTCATAGATCTTATGAAACCTCCTCCTGCATATGAATTGGGTCTACCTTGTGGCATTAGATCTTGCTTGTTGTTCTTGTTTTAATTTTTCCTCTTCAAGATGTTGTTGAAGAAGACCCACATATATGTCCCGTTCCCACGGAATCATATTTTCAATCTCTGTTAATGAATATTTATGGTACTGCATTAGTGAAAAATTAAGTTTATAATAATTCACTAGGCTCATATGAACCATACCTAGGCGAAAAAAGACGCTAGACCCTCCAATACTACTTCACTTTCAACTTTAGTCTTTGGATTAGTTACCATAAGAGTATGAGTTAACTTAGGCATTGTTGTAAAGAAACCTTCAATCTCTTTGAACTGTGCAGAGTTCATTGACTCAAGGAACTCATTCAATTCCTTCTTAGTACAATCTTCTGTTGCCCAAACTTCATCTGCATTATAAACTTTATCAATACATGATGCAATCAAATCAAACGATTGTTCCATCTGATTCTGCTCTTTCATATCAAAGTTGGTCTTAATAAATTCATCCAAAGATGGATACTTCATTTCCATCATAAGGTTATCATCAAGTTTAATTTTATTGGTATGATCTTCACTCCTAATACATTTAATATCATCTAAATTGATATTAACTTTTACTTCAGTCACCTTATCATCAGGACAAATAATATTAACATCAAGGTCTTCTCCTACAGACTTACCTCTAATATTAAGAAACAGATATTCAATATCAAATGTAGGAAGTGCTTCTACTTTAACACCTCTGGTTTTAATACATGCTTTAATAACTGATTTAATAGCAGTTGTAATTTGTTTAGTATCTTCACTTTCTAATGCGAGGACAAGAAGTTTCTCTTCTTTAACTAGAAAAGGTCTATATTGAATAGTCTTTCCTGTTGATGGCAACTCAAGTTCATAAGTTGGCGTAGCAATCTTTGGTAAAGGCATAATATTTTATAAAGATTTCAGTGTAATTTATTTAGCATGGAAGTTTAACCTATCTTAGGAAGCTACTGACGGCACTACTAACTCTACCAGCCAACCTTCCTAAAACAGGAAGTTGATTACCAGCTGCCATAGCAGCTGACCTAGATATACCACCTATATTAAATCCATTAGCAATATTATTAAAATTTGCTTGTGCGGATGGAATTGGATTCGTAAATTCTTCTACCGTAGTACCTGAATCTATATAATATCTACTGTATGCAAATGATACATTACATTTTAATAAATCAGAAGAATCATATGTCACTGGCATAGAAGAAATTGCTAATGGAAAACAATTAACAAACCTATATGTAAGTGGTCTTACTTTACTCTTTGTTTCCATATTCTTTTCAAATTTAGTAACTTCTAAAGGGCCTTTATAAGTATTTGGAAACTTCATCCTATAAGAATAATTATCTTTTCTTGATTCCTCCGATTTCTCATTCGTAATATATTTTATCCACCCCTCAAAGAATCTAATAGGTTGATACTGTTCCGCATCACAATAAAAATTTAAATCAATACGATCATCAAACTGTCTTCTATATACATGTCGTTCACTAACTCCAGGAAAATCATTTGTTAATTCAGTGGTTGCTAATTGAGAACCTGGAAGTTGTGCTTCACAACACTGAAGATTTAATTGATCTTGTTTAAAAATGCAACCAGTATCCGCCAGAAAACTATCAAACCCATCATCATTAAAAGGTTTTCCAATAAAAACATGGAAGTGTGAAGTAAGAGCAGGATTTAATAAATTAGTTTTAATCTCATCTATACTTCTTGGCTTTACTGATGCCATTTGATAAATACTTTTTGACCTTATATATTATGTATGCAAGTTAATGGCAGAAAGTATTAAGAGTCGGTATAAACCATCCAATCCAAAGAAATACAACGGTAATCCTAACAACATTGTATGTCGTAGCAGTTGGGAAAGACGTTTCTGTCAATGGTGTGATAAAAATGATAACATAATTTCATGGGCATCTGAAGAGATTAGTATCCCATACATCTCACCTAAAGATAATCGTGTTCATAAGTATTATCCAGACTTTCTTATTAAAGTCAAAGAAAATACTAACAAAATTAAAACATATGTGGTTGAAGTGAAACCAAAGAAACAAACTCTTCCACCAAAGAAAAAGAAAAGAATAACCAAGTCATACATCTATGAATGCACAACCTATGCAGTTAACCAAGCAAAGTGGAAGGCAGCAAATGAGTTCTGTAAGGACAACCGTATTA